TTTGTAAACAACAAGAATTAAAGAAAGCTATTCAGAAGGTTCAAAAGATACTTGAAAAGGGTGATTTTGAATCGTATGATAAATGTGAAGATATTATTAAAAAAGCAATCAACATATCGGAAGATAAAGATAATGGTGAAGATGCTTTGGATAATATAGAAAATGTATTAGATAATGATGAAAGAAAACCATTACCATTTGGTATAGGTGGTTTTGATAGATCTACTGGTGGTGGATTAGGTTCAGGTGAAGTTAGTTTAGGTATCGCACCATTAGGAACAGGTAAATCCACATGTGCTACTAAGATAGCAAATACAAACTATAATTTAGGTAAAACAGTATTACATATTTTCTTTGAGGATAAGGTTAGGGATATTAAACGTAAACATTACGCTTGTTGGACAGGTATTCCAATCAATGATTTAAAAGAAAATAAATCAGCGGTTATTGAGATAATTGAAGGTATTAAAGGTAAAGGTAAACTTGTATTAAAGAAGTTTCCTTCATACGGAACAACCTTTGAAAAAATCCGTAATTGGGTTAAAAAACAAAGACAAAACAATATTATACCTGATATGATTGTTGTTGATTACTTAGATTGCATTCAATTATCGGAAGAAAGTTGGACAGCTGAAGGTGTATTGGTAAGACAATTTGAAACACTCGCAGAAGAACTTAAAATACCTATTCACTTATTCACTCAAGGTGGTAGACAATCAATCGGACAAGAAATTGTTACATCTGATATGGGTGGTGGTTCAATTAAGAAATCACAATTTGCTCATTTTTTATATTCTATTGGTAGAACAATGGAACAACAAGAAAGTGGTAGGGCTAATTTATCAATTTTAAAGAATAGATTTGGATCTGCTGGTGTTGTATTTGAAAATGCTTTATTTGATAACGGATCAGTTCAAATTGATACCGATAATAATACAGAAGAACTTACTTTTTTAGGTGTCGAAAACAAAAAAGAAGAAAAGAAAAGAAATAGAATTAACGACATTCTACAAAAAAAACAGAAAGAAAAAGTTACAGATGACGAAGAAGCGTTGTAAGGAAAAAAACATTTTCCCCCAATTATATATAACTTCCTAATATTGATTTTGTTAGGTTTTTAATAAAAAATAATTGGGGGATTTTTTATTTTACCTTGTATTTTTTCTAAAAAATTACATATTTATAAAAACAATAAAATAAAAAAAAGAGATATAAAAAATGAGTAAAAATGGACTTCAATTGGCGAGTGATTTAAAATATTATTTAGATTATTCGAGATGGATTGATGATGAAAATAGGACTGAGACTTGGGAAGATTCAGTTAATAGGGTGATGAACATGCATAAAACAAAGTATGCTAAATTTTTAAGTAACCCAAGATTTGTAGAATTATTTGAAAAAGCGGAAGGGTCTTATAAGGATAAGTTAGTATTAGGATCTCAAAGAGCGTTACAATTTGGTGGTGATCCAATTATTAAACACAATGCGAGGTTATATAATTGTACAGCGACTTATGTTGATAGGGTTAGAAGTTTTCAAGAAATAATGTATTTGTTATTATGTGGTTGTGGTGTTGGATTTTCGGTTCAATATAAACACATTAGTAAATTACCTAATTTAGTAAAAAGAACTAAAGGGACAAAAACATTTGTTGTTCCTGATTCTATTGAAGGGTGGAGTGATACTTTTGGTATTTTAATATCTTCATATGTGGAAGAAGGAAAAGAAACACCATTCCCTGAGTATCAAGGATGTGAAATTAGATTTGATTTAAGTTTAATTAGACTTGAAGGTGCTATGATTAGTGGTGGATTTAAGGCTCCTGGTCCTGAAGGATTAAGAAAATCATTATTAAAATGTGAAGAATTGATTGAAAGAAACTTAAATCAAGGTGTTAATGTGATGAAACCTATTATGGCTTATGACTTCATTATGTATATGGCGGATGCTGTATTATCTGGTGGTGTAAGAAGAAGTGCTACAATTTGTTTATTCTCACCTGAAGATGATGAAATGATGAATGCTAAGGTTGGTAATTGGTATTATGAAAATCCACAAAGAGGTAGATCTAATAATTCAGCGGTAATCAACAGAAACACCACAACAAAAGAACAATTCAATAAGATATTTACGTCAATTAAAGATTTTGGTGAACCAGGTTTTTATTTTGTAGATGATGAAGATCAAGTAACAAATCCTTGTGTTGAAATTGGTTTATACCCACAAATTGAAGGTTTAAGTGGATTTCAAGGATGTAACTTAACTGAAGGTAATGGTGGTATGTGTACAACAGAAGATAAGTTTTACGAGGCTTGTGAGTCTTTAGCTATCTTAGGAACATTACAAGCGGGTTATACTGATTTCCCATACTTAGGTGAAGTAACAGAATCAATTTTCAGAAGAGAAGCTTTGTTAGGTTGTTCATTTACAGGTTGGATGGCTAACCCACATATTATGATGAATCCTGAAATTCAAAGAAAAGGTGCTGAGATAGTTAAAAAAGTAAACCAAGAGTTGGCTGAAATTATCGGTATTAATCCAGCGTCAAGAACAACTTGTGTTAAACCATCAGGAAATGCTTCAGTATTATTAAAATCACCTTCAGGTTGTCACGGAGATCACGCACCAAGATACTTTAGGGTAATGCAAATCAATAAACAATCAGGTATTGGTAAATACTTAAATGAAGAACATTCGTATTTAATTGAAGAATCTGTATGGAGTACTAATAAAACAGATTATGTGGCATATATTCCAGTAATTGCTAATAAGAACGCTAAGTTCAAGAAAGATTTAGTTGGTATGAATCAATTAGAAGTGGTTAAAACAATCCAAAACAATTGGGTTGAGTATGGAACAAATCACGAAAGAAATGTTCAACCATATTTAAGACATTCAGTTTCTAATACAGTTGAATTAGATTACTCTGATTATGATGTGGTAGAAGATTATCTATTTAACAATAGATTTGAATTTGCAGCAGTATCATTCTTACCTTTAACAGGTGATAAAGATTTCAACCAAGCACCATTTACATCGGTATTATCAGGTGAAGATTTATATGATAAATATGATGATGCAGCTTTCTTTGCTTCAGGTTTAATTGTTGATGGATTACACGCTTTTGATGGTAACTTATGGGAAGCTTGTGATTATGTAAATAAGAGAGATTTGAAATTACAAGGAACAAGAGTTGAGGCTTTAATCAAGAAAGATTGGATTAGAAGAGCTAAACAATTTGCTAAAAGATTCTTTAAAGGTGATGTTAAAGAAATGATATTATGTATTAAAGATTTACATTTATATCATAAATGGGTTAGAATTAATCGTGAATTAAAACAAAGAGATTTTGATTTTAATGAAGCAATTAAACAACCTGAATATGTTAATATGGATACTATGGGAGCTCAAGCCTGTTCAGGTGGAGCTTGTGAGATATCTCCTGAAATGTTAGAAATAATGAAAGGATAAAAAAAAGGTGGGGAAACCCACCTTTTTTATTGCATTAATCTAACACATTCAGGTCCAATACCCCTTTCAATTGATTCAGGTGTTGTGAGTTTTCTACCACATCTCCCACATTTTCCTTCGTGAAGGACTTGAACAATTGAAGGTATTTTATTAATATTATTAATAAACCAACTAAAAACTTTGAATGATGTTGCTTCACTACTAATTCTTGATTTTTTACTTGAATAAAATAATCCTTTCTTGATATACCCTATAAATGAATAGTCATTGGTATTATCAGAACCGGTTAAAACCGATACAAAGTAAATATCACTATCTTTCGCTTTACGAACTTTATAAGTGAAACGATTACCTGTATTAGTATTAGTTATCGTGAAAATAGCCTTTCCTGCGAAAATAAAGGTTTTTATGTCGTTGTTTTCTAATTGATTAATCATATACAAATATAATATCTTTATTTGTAATTACCAAATTTATTTTTAAAATATTGATTCTTAGGGTAATAAATAAATAATTTGTTTTTTTGAATATGTTTTCTTATCATTAAAATATGAAAACAATATTATTTGGTTCAATATTATTCTTTGTCATACAGAGCAAAGAAAATTGTGGTAGTTATTATAGATATACTGCTTGCAATGACACACTTAATTACACGGTATTCAGTACAACTGAATATAATATTAATGATACTTTATATTATAATAATAAAAAATAAATATGGATATACTTTCTTTACAAATTGATTCAAAATACAAAAAATGGTTAAAAAACCTTTATGATGGTAGTAGTTTACACCCTTCATTCGTTTTTATGTGTAATAAACATAAAAGATTAAATGATAAAATACCGATCGAATATCGTAATATTTTTAACTTTAAATCCGTAGATGATTTCATATCATATGTGGATAGTTTAGAATCTGAAACGGAAAAAGAAGAAATTATTAAAAATAATGGTTCTACAACAATTTATGAAAATGAAGATTTTTTAGTGAAAAGAATTCATAATTCGGATGCTATGAAATTATACGGTAAGGGAAGTAAATGGTGTATTGCTTCTGATGATATTAGTATTTGGGATCAATATAAGAAGGATGGTAGTATTTTCTTCTTGGTTTTTTCTAAAAAATTACCATACACGAGTCAATTTAATAAATTTGTTGTTCAATTAAACAATCAAAAATATTTAACGGTTTGGGATAGATCGGATTGTGCTTATAGTTCCAACATATTTGATTTAATTAATTTAGATGGTGAGATATTAAGAAATCATTATAATTTAGAAATAGTGTCAAAACTAATAGATTGTATTTCAGATATTAGTGTGTTAGATATATTAGTTAATAATAACGCAATAATAGCGGGTGGTGCTTTAACATCTATTATATTAGAGGAAAAAATAAATGATTTTGATATATGGTTTTCAAATGAAAACGACTATAAACAGGCTATTAGTAATATGGATGTTTTATATAAAATAAAGAAAAACCAATCCAATGATGATGTTTTTAATTATATTAGTCATAGTAAATATCCGACTACCAATGCTATAACATATACTATTAACAATAAAAAATATCAATTTATTAACCCATCAAGATATACTTTTGGTGGTGTTGATACAATAATCAATCAATTTGATTTCACTTGTGTTATGTGTGGTGTGGATTTAAAAAATAAAAAATTAATACATAATGATAAATTTTTTATTGACGCTAAATCTAAAAGATTAGTCATAAATAAAGGGTTAAAATCACCGGCTTCTTTATTGGATAGGATTGTTAAATATACTAAAAAAGGATATAGGATTTCTAAAGAAGTACAAAAAGACGCTTTAATATTTTTATCTAAAGTGACTGAACAGGAAATTAATGATGTTACATTAACAATGTACTAATTATTTCAATCTAACTACTATATCAATAGAAGGGTTTAATATTTGTAAGATTTGATTATCATCTGCAAGTATTACCTCTTCTGTTATTTGTATTTCACCATCAGAAGCCACAGTTTGAACTGATGTGTTTTGTGAATAAATACCACCCACTTTATTATATACTTTAAGTGATGTTAAGTTTAACACACCCGGTGTATTCATAATAGCATTTTTAACAGTCCCTAAAAAAACATCATCACCTAAAGCAAGTTTAGACTTATCAAAAATATTTGATATGCTTGTTACAACCGCTGACGATAAATCGGTTGGTGAGTATTGTTTATTATATTGAATATCTAAAACAAAACCAATATTTACTACTTGGGCTGGTTGAACAACCACATAGTCATTTATCATTCTATATTGTGATAAGTAAGTTGAAATATTATTCGCAATATTAGAGTTAATATCACTTGTTAAATTACCATTTACGTCAGTAGTAAGGATATTTACATTTATCTTATTACCTGCTTTAGTAACACTTACTTTAGAAGGTGCTCCAAACTTACCTGGCATTTTAAATATTTGTGACTCATAATCCTCAAGTGTAACACATCTTTCTTGTGACGCAAAATTAAACCCAATATAATTTCTTGCTTCTTCTATTGTAGGTTGATTTGCTCCACCTAATGAAGAAGTAACATTTGTCGCTCTCAATGAATTGATAACTGCTGTATTAATTGTTGAATTTGGACCTGTAACAACAAGATTAGAAGATGTAATTCTTGTAAGGGTGTTAGGGTTAAGGATTGATTGTTGTCCTCCACCAACTCTATATTTAACAAATATTGTTGTATTTGCTTTTGGTGCTAAACCTAAAACAGGGTTATTAGTTAATTCATTATAATCAATATTAAACTCATTTAATGTGAATTGTGTGATTGCGTCATTATCTGTTTCAGAACCACCAAAAGTGACAACCATAAAGTTTTCTGGTGTATATTCCGTAATAAACTTTTTATTTGTTTTAGTCCATTTACCTTGTCTGATTCCATCTACAACAGGTAGGTTAGGATCTTCAATATAAACGCTTTGTTGAGCTAAAGCATCTACTTCAAACCATCTTTGATTATTGTCAAAAAATACTGAATCTTCAGGTATAGTGGTAATCGCTGTTCCATCTTGAACTACAATTGAACTAATAGAAAGAACATTTCTTTCAGGTAGAATAATTTGATAGAATGGTTTAACATTATTTGTATTTACAATTTGTCTAAGTGTTCTTGTTTCACCATTAACAACAACTTCAGTTTTAATAATTTGATATGAAACAACTCGATTATTTGCATCAAATATTGGTAATTTTAATCTATTTTGATAACCATTTGAGTTAATCGTTGAAGAAAAATCAATATCAGTTAAGGTTTCAAATACTTGACCACCACCACTAATTTTAGTACCTGCTTTAAGGATACCTAAATAATTTACATCTTCTTTATCCCCATCAACAGGAACATTTATACTGAATTGACATACAGCGACTGAAGGTCTATTTCCTGGTATTTTTAAACCATAGGTTCTTGCTATGTTATAGATTGAATTAGTTTGTTGTGCGAATTGTAAATAGGTTTCTTGGATACTTCTATCAATGTGGAAGTTTAAGTTATCTGCAACCGCTGCGTTGATATCTACCAATACGGAGAATAAACCAGCGTCACCAAAGTTGGTAATTAAATCTGGATAGTATGTTTGAACATAACCAATAAGTTCATTTCTTAAACCTGTAAATTCACGTTCTGCGTATGATATTTTTCTTTCTGCCATTATAGTGTAATATTAATTGTATCTTGTTTTCCAAATATTGAGCCATTATTAATGTATTTAATTTCAAGATTGGCTTTTCTTTCGTTATTTGAATCTATGTTTATTATTATATCGGTTATTTGTAATTGTGGGAAGTATTTTGTAACCGCAGTTTTTACTTCTTCTTTCATTGCATCATAAGTGGTATTATCATTTGGGTTAAAAATAAAGTTCCTAAGATTTGTCCCAAAATCAGGTAAATAATATCTTTCACCTTTATTAGTTAATAATAAATGTGTCAATGATGAACGTATTTCATCATTAGTTGTTGTTGTTTGTTTAACAAATTCAGTATCACTCTCTGTGAATGGAAAAAATATACCAATACTAGCCATATTTAAATAAATAGATTACTTTAGAATTTTTGAAAATCATTTATTTATTATATAAATGAATAAATATAGAATTAAAACTAAAATACTTCCTGAGCAAAATCAATACTTAAAAGTAAATATCCAACAAGATTTTGATGTGCTTGATATTTTAACTTTAAGCATTTATGGAACGGATGCGTATCCTAACCCTTGTGGGGATTGGGGTATTATTATGGGTAGAATTGTTGATAGTAATAATTTCCCAATGGAAAATGTTAAAGTTGGTTATGTATTACCATTAGATGATACTGATAAAAATGATATTACTATTAGTTCCATATATAATGACATTATGGGTAATAAATACCCTTTTTTACCAAAATATAAGGTTAATAAAAATCATTATCCGGTTGGTGGATTTCCAAGTGAAGATGAGGTAATGGCTAATTCAGCGTTGGAGTATGTATATAAAAAATATTTTAAATTTGTAACATCAACTAATCAAAACGGTGATTATACCATTTTGGGTAGTCCATTAGGTAAGGGTGGTTTATTAATGAATTTTGATAGTACTGATGCGGGTTCATTGAGTACAACACCAGTTCAACAATTAGCGACAGGAAATAAAGATAAGAAAAACTTTAAAAAGGATCAAAGATTAAATGGTTCTCCAATAAGTGCTAATAGTGGTGATCCTGTCACAGGTAATACTACCGGACAATCAGTTTCTTTAGGTAATATAACACAAATAGGTGAAGGTGGGACTGTGGTAACGGTTATAACCGGAGCAACCGCAACTGCTGTGGGTGGAGGAACAAACTTAGAAAATAAAGCCGGTGATACTATATCGGTAATACAAAAACAAATACCTAATGATGGTAGTGGTGTTGATAATACGGCAGGTGTTTTAATATCAAGATCAACAGATGTCCAAATTAAATCATTTTTTGGTGATTTTGATATATGTGAAATAGGTATAAATAGGTATGATTATAAATTAGATTATAGATACCAACCTTGTAATTACATTATTGGTTCATTTTACGCTGATTACTCAGTTTTTAATTCCGCAACACCAACATATAAGATAAATAGTATGGGTTTAGCGACATCTAAACAAAATATGGGTGGTAAAGTAGCATTTTTATTGGATGGAACAGATGAAACTGATCCTGATGTTTCGGCTGATGTTGCACCTGATGGAACATTTTATGCTGCGATACCTTGTAAGTGGGATAGATATAATATTGATGAAGAAGGTAATTGGTATAAAACAAATGATGATTTTACTAAGAACCCGACAGGTATTTTTACAAGAACACCTTATTGTTTAATGATATATATTAATAATAATGTTAGTGTAAATTTAGGTGATAGTAAAACTTATTCAAGGGCATCAGGTATAGGTTTTAACTTAAATAATAACGCTGATTTTGTGGAACAAATAGGTTATGACGGTTCAACCGGTATAACGACAGTTAATAGATTTAATATTAAATATAACGCTCAATACTATCCAGCATCACCATTCCCAAATGGGTATTATAATCCAATTAATACTAATTATTATCCTTACCCAAAAGAAGATGTTGGGACAAAGTATAGGAATGGTGCTGAATTAAATTGGGATTATACAAATAGAAGAAGTAATATCTATACAATAGCAAGTCAATGGACGAAGTATGGTTATTATTCGGCATTAAATGTTGAAAATAATGGTTTAAGTGGTGGGACAATATCGTATAGTAATATATTAACAAAGGGTAGATATGCTCCGATGCCAAATTGTTATTCAACAAAACCATTATCGGGTGATACACAACTTATCACTAATTTAACAACTAAAGGTTTAGCGTTACCCGGACAACAACTACCGTTAGACGATACTAATATAAATAATAGTTCTTGGTATGATTGGAATACTGATACTGGTGAATATCCTGATGGGACAATAGGTAATACTAGTAATCCATCAGTACCTACTGGTCAGGCTAGTGATAATAACCCTGATTTTAATTTCACTAATTTTAATCCGGATATTGGAATATGGTCAAATGATGGTGGTAATACAAATAGTGTTTTTGAAGTTAAAAGTGCTGGATTATATAACATAAAAGGTAGTTTTAGGATGATTGGGGATGTGATGGCTGCTTATAGCCCCGATGATGGTATGTTTGATGAAAGGGGTATATATATATCAATTGATTACTATTTTAATATTAAAAAATATTCTAATAATACTAATATAGATTTAGTTAAACCATTGAGAAAAAACTTTAATAATAATCAAGGAATACAATATGGGTTGGGAGATACATTTTCTTTTAATGAAACATTTTATTTAAAAGAAGGTGATTTAATTTATTTTCGGTTTTATACTTTCAACGCAACAAAACGTAAAAGTATGCGTTTAGAAAATGTTGATATTAATTTTTATAAAATACCGACA